TGAGAAACGGCGTCGTAACCACCCCTGCCATTCGGCGCAGCCTGGAAATCACGGCCGTAGGCCATCCCGGTTTCTTCGGACATTCGCTTGGCGAATTCGAGCTTAGCCATTCCGGTACCATCAGGCTGAATACCCTGGTCACGAAGCTCCTTGTAGAGGCCTAGTTCTCGCTCGTGTAGCTTGTCCTTGGTCTTGTCTGCGCCGTAGGCGCTGCGGGCAAAGCCCACCATCTGTCGCTTGCTGCGCATACATTCACCATAGGACCTGTGGTCCTTGGTGGGGCAGCCCGTAGAGCACACCATTAGTCAAACGCACCATGAGTCTGCGAAGGAGCCCAGCCGTTGGCGCTGGTCTCATCAGTGCCTGGATCTGCCCACTCGCAGTCAATCGCGTAGATGGCGTTGGTCAGCACCTTGCGCTCATCCAGGTTGATGACGGTGGTGTTACCACCCATGTACCCATCGTGGTTGCACATGTAGTTGCTCTGGTGCTCGACGTCCGCATTGTCGTGGCCTGGATCAGCACCACGAGTGGTGCCCATGGCACGGGACTTCTGAGCAGGGTTATACATGAAGTGGGTCTCAGTCCACTGGTTCCCGTTCTTGGGAAGCTTCATGGTAGAACTGCCGTCAGCGGCAGTCTTAGTAGGCGTCTGATCGGCATCAATGCCGAAGCGCGGAGTGCCTGGAGTTCCGGCCATTTTAGAATACTCCCGATCCCTGTGGGCCAGGTCCCTGATAAGGAATCGACTGGCTACCCGGACGTGGTCCTGGACCCATACGGGTCATGTCCTTGCCAGCAGTGGCTGGCTTCTTACCCTTGGTTGGCGGAGAGGTAGTGCGCTTCACAGGACCACCCTTCTTGGCTCCCACCTTCTTGATGGCAGGAACAGCCTTCTTTACCTGGGTGATCTGCTTGGCAGACTTTACGGCCTTCTTCTTAGGAGCCGCCATTATGATACCGCCCTGAAATCTCCCCCAACACCGGAGTTGAGGAGGTTGGTTCGATCGGTGGTAGTGATCGACTGGTTGTTGGTGAACACCTGAGTGGCATCTGCGATCTGATCAGTAGACTGATAGCGCTGTGCGCTGAAGGTGCCGCCATTGTTCAGAACCGTGAAGTAGCGGTTCATACGATAACGCGCCATAAGCGCGTTCATGCCCATCGGAGCCTCTTCAATATAGGGTCCGTTGTATAGCTGAGGCTGGGTGTCACTCACACTGGTAGTGTGAATCATGGAGAACAGCGGGCCATCGCTGCTGAAGAACATAGGACGATAACCCACTGGAGTGTTGGTTGCAGAGAACACCGCCAGAGACATTCCGCCTGCTGGAGTGGAGAGAGTTACCTGGTTCACCAGAGTAGACCCTGCGTCCGTGTCCGTCCAAGTAGCCGTGGTGCCGTTGGCGCACACAGCCTCTAGCGTAAGCGCTGCTGGCAGCTTCTGTGGAGAAGACATACGGATAGTTCCTACAGGGCGCTCGGTGGTCCCGTAGACCGCATGCTCTAGAACAGCAGTGCGGCTGGCGCCGTTGAAGGTAGCAGCCACAGCCACTGCGTTAGCAGTGGAAAGGTCCTTGTCTCCAATGCCCAGCGTAGGCGCTGGAACAAAGGTGAACACGACAGAGGACCCGCTATCACTCGCGTTCCAAGTGTGGTACCAGCCAGACAGGGTTGCATTGTCCGGAGAGCGTAGGCCTTCCATCTTGAACCATGGGTTCGGGTTGGCCGTGAACTCCGTAGCCCAGCCTGGCTGGTGTGTCACGATTTCGTTATCCACGAGAAGGTACACCACCACAAGATCTCCAACCACCGGAGTGCCACCAAGCGGAATGGTGATTGATGTTGCCGCCGTGGCAGTAGCGGGGCTGGAGAACTTGATAGATGGCATAATAGGCCTTACGTAGTGTGGATGCTCGAAGTAGTACGGACCTGGTACAGGGCCGCCTGACGGTAGATGCTCCAACCGGCCACACCGTACCAGCCGATCGGACGTGCACGCATCAGCTTGTCAACCACAGGACCGATCACCACGTGGAAGTCCTCAGAGCACGCCTCAGCCAGTGCCTGCTGTCCTGCGAACAGGGTGTAGAAGACACGGGTTGCCGCAGAGCCGGTGGTGTCGTTGAAAGCACGTGGAGTCTCTACGAAGTAGGCACCCTCGTACTCACCGATCTCACCAGCCCACACAGAGCCAGGCGCAGAGTAGACGTGCGGTGCACGCCAACCAGCGATAGTTCCGGACTCGGAGCGTAGGTCGTAAGAAACCTCGGGGTGGATCGCAGCCCAGTAGAGGCTACCCTTGCGAGGCAGCGCCTTGTTGGTGCGAAGCTTAGTCACAGCGGCGCGAACGTCGCGGGACTGCATGATGTCAGTCGAGGTGATAGAGCCGTTAGCTCCACCAGAGAGGACCATAGATCCACCCTGCTCACGAATGACGTTGGTTCCACCGATCAGCACGTTCAGCACCACAGCGTCAATGGAGTCAACCATGTTGAACGCTACGATGTTGGCGATAGCCGGATCGATGTCAGAGAAGCTGAACAGGTTCAGCAGACGCGTGCGAAGCACGGCGTTACCGTACTCGGCAAGAGTCACAGAGACAGTGGTTGGGTTACCAATCGCAACCGCATCAGGATCCACAGTCTCAGTCAGAGTGCTGGTAGCAGTCGCTAGGTCGTTGTACAGACTGAAGACAACGGAAGAACCCGGCTTGTCCTGCTGTGCAGGGCGCTTGTCAGCAATCTCACGGTGGAGAGGCTGGGCACGTAGCTGGAATTCGACCAGTCGATCATACGCAGTCTGGACAAGCGCTGCCACCGCACTGGTGGAAGTATACGCATTAGCCATTTAGGCTTGTCCTTTTTAGTAGGCGATGTTCACCCCATTGGCCTTAAGAAGGTCCATCAGCTGAGCTGTAGCCCTCTCAGAGTCATAGGGTCCATCCATCTTGATCTGGTCCATTTGGGACTTAAAGTCCTGAACAACACGAGCATCGTAGGCTTCCATGTCTCGCATGGCCTCATAGCCTCGCTGCTCCGCATCGGACAGAGTAGTCTCCTGAGTCGGAGGAGTACTTGCAGGCTGCGCAGGCCCGAAGATGTCCTTGTTCTCATTCACCCACTTGTCCACGGACTCATCGTCCGTTCCTAGATCGGCCGGGTAGAACTTGGCTACACGACTGTCTAGGCCACGACTGGTTAGGGCCTGGCCGACTACAGCGCCACGGTTCTGGGTAGTGAACTGAGCGATTAGCTCAGACTGCTCCTTTAGAAGCTTACCCTGCTCCTTGATCTGCTTGCGCATCGCCTTGATGCCCTCAGACTCGTTAGGGTCTTCCCACTCGTTAGTCATTCCTTGCTACTCCCATTTTAAGCCGCGTCACACCGGGGAATGTGACGGATACTTTGTAGTTTGTCTCTCAGACGATGTACACGATCACGCTGCTGAGTTGAGGCGTATCGGTGTGGACCAACGGGGAATCGAACCCCGACCCTCCGGGTGCAAGCCGGATGTGCTTCCGTTATCACTAAAGGCCCAAGTTGAT